GTTTCAGCTATTGGAGCCTATCTTTATGTAATGCACTTGGTTGGCGCCCATTGTTTTGCTGATGACCCGCTAAAAGCTTTTCCAAGTTTAACTTTAATTTTAGAGTATATATCTGTTGAAGCTTGGATTACGCTTTCTTTGTGTGTCAGTATGCTTAAGTTTGCTAGTGTAATTTCTACCCGTAGAAGCTTAAAGCTGTTTACAGCCTCCGTAATGTTCTTTTGGTTGCTGAGCATTATTTTTATGACTTGGCAAGTTTCTCCTTGGGCGCCAACAGTTTCATTTGTTGAGGCTCTTTGCGCCTTTCAGCCGTTTTTTATCGCTAGGCATATTAGGGATTGGGATAGACCAATTACTAAGGGAGGCAGGTAAATTAATGTTAAAGACTTTTGATCCTGCAACCTTAGCGGCTATTCAAACCGTTGTTACTGGCGTTGGTGGTATTTTTCTAGCGGCCTTATGGGGTATTTGGGATAGGCGCAACCGTGATCGTAAGGAAGCCAAAGAAGGCACCTTGGGAGAACGGCAGAATTTATCTAAAGACGCTCAAACGCATCTTGATAATGTTGAGCGTGACCGCGATAGGACTAGGGCTGAAATTGATAAGCTGCGCGAAGTTTATACGGAATGCTTTGACGATAGGCACTCAGTATGGGAAGCTTTGCACGCCTTTTCACAGGCAGCGCATGATATGAGGCATGAGGCAATCCGAATTATTTGGAACCTTTGCCTAAAATTGCAAGTTGATCACAAGGAGCCACAATACAAGGTTCCAGAATTAGACCACGTTCATAAGTTCTACAAAGCGCAAAAAGAGAAAGGTAATAACACAAATGATCAACGCTCTTGAATGGGTTAATGCTAACTCTGGCTTAATCTATCTTGGTATTACTATTTTCCTGCTTCCGTTTATTCGCAAGATGGCGGTTGTCTATCAGGAGAAGAAGCATTTAGCGGGCCTGCTGACTGGCTTTGCCAATATTGCCGAAGATGCGGCTAAGATGGTTGGCACTGGCGCCGCTGCTAATAAGGCTGTGGCTACTGCCTATATGATTGACTATGTTGCCCGCAAGTATCCTGAGGCTATTTCTTATCTTAAGGCTGACAATGAGGCGTTAACGGCTATGGCTACCAAGCCGCTTAATGAAGTGATCCGTAGCCAGGTTATTGCCGCTGCCTCTGAGGCGATGCTTAAGGCTACTGACAATGGCCGCTGAGGAACAGGAGCGTAGCAGCCGCGTAGCTGCCGCTGAGGCTGCAATCATGCAGGGCGTGGGGACCTTGCGGGCGCTAGCCCTCATTCCCCTACCTGGCTTGCCCTCCCCTGCCCCTGTGGGCAAGCCTGAGGCCAGCAAGCCCGATGCCTTGAAGCCCCCTCGGGACAATTACGGGCGCTGTGCTGACTTCACGCTTAAGTATGAAGGTCTTTACAGTAACCATCCTAATGATAAGGGCGGCCCCACAATGCGCGGGGTTACAATGGCTGTATTTAAGGCTTGGCGCAGGGATGACAATCTAACTATTGAAGATTTAAAGGCTCTCACTGATATTGAGGCAAGGCAGATTTACCGCACTAACTATTGGAATGTAGTTAAGGGCGATGAATTGCCAATTGGTATTGATCTTTGCTTATTTGATATTGCTATTAACTCGGGTGTTGGTAGAGCCGGGCAATGCGTTCAGGAAGTCTTAGGCTTCACTGGCCGTGATGTTGACCGAGCAATTGGCCCCAAGACTTTGCGGGCTATTTTAGCGGTTAACAACCGTGCTGCGTTTATTGACGATTTAATTTTCTGGCGTTTGGCTTTTTTAAAGAAGCTGGGAAATTGGGATGATTTTGGTGCTGGCTGGACAACGCGGGTTAACGCCTGCAATAAGCTAGCTCAGGATATGCTTTCAAAGGTCTAAGATTATGCCCACAGGGGAAGTTGTGCAGCCTACCGTTACCCAAGAGGAAGGCAAGAAGCGCTTTGCTTTATTGCTTTTGCAGAGGCCGGGTGACATTCGGGCTTGCGCTCATGAATTGGCTTACTCTGTGGGCATTTTCGACGCTGTGCAGATTGAGAACATAGCTAAGTATTGGCCTTTTGATCCTGAGGTTAAAGCTGAGCAAAAGCGGCTAATTGAAGAAGCTGGCGGGCCTGAGGCTTTTTTACCCGGTAAAACTGATCTTGGTTACGCGCTTTGGAAGATTGCTGATAGCGGTAGTGCGCCTGAGGTTAGGCTAAAGGCTATGGAGCAATATTCAAAGCTTATGGGCTTTGACGCTGAAAAGGCAGGCATACAGATTAACGTTGTTAATAAAGTCATGGCTGTGCCTATGGCTCAGAGTGACGATGAATGGGAAGCTAAGGCAGCCTTGCAACAGAGGCGTATTATTGAGCATGTTCCGTGAGCAATAGGCAGCTAGAATGTGAAGTTGTATGGTCGCCGCTTCCTGGCACTAGTCAGGAAATAGCGCTTGATAGCCGTTGTGACCATACGCTCTATTACGGAACCCGTGGAAATGGTAAAACCGAAGTTCAGCTAATGCGCTACAGGCGCCGTGTTGGCATTGGATACGGCAAGTTCTGGCGTGGGGTTATTTTTGATCAAGAGTATAAGAACCTTGACGATCTAATTGCACGCTCTAAGCGCCTGTTTCCTTTGTTTGATGATGGCGCTAAGTTTCTTTCTTCTACGTCTGATCTTAAATGGGTTTGGCCTAGTGGAGAAGAATTGCTATTCCGAGTGGCTGAAAAGGCCAGCGATTACGACAAGTATCACGGGCACGAATACCCTTTTATTGGTTGGAACGAATTAACCAAGTATAAAGACGCCAGTGTTTACTTTAAGATGATGAGTTGTAATCGAACGTCATTTGATCCGGCTACAGATAGCCCTGATAAAGCCGCCCCTTTACCTGTGATCCCGTGTGAAGTTTTCAGCACAACCAATCCGAACGGGCCGGGACATAATTGGGTTAAAAGGGAGTTTATCACGCCTGCCCCTGTGGGCACGGTTTACCGTAAGAAAATCAAGGTTGAGGTTGATGAAAATGAGGCGCGAGAATATACGGTAAAGCAAATTGCTATTTTTGGTAGCTGGAAAGAAAACCCCAAGCTGCCTTCTAATTATCCTGCTACTCTTATGCAGGCAGCAAACGGCGATAAGGCCGTTGTGGCTGCTTGGCTAAAGGCTGATTGGGATATTGTTGCGGGTGGCGCTTTTGACGATAAGTGGAATAAAAAGGTTCACATTGTTCCTAGATTTACGGTTCCTAAGACTTGGCATATTGATAGGGTTTTTGATTGGGGTTCTTCTACTCCCTTCCATGTAGGGTGGTGGGCTGAGGCAGACGGAACAGAGGCCACGCTTGACGATGGCACTAAGTTTTGCCCTCAGCCTAAATCAATTATTATGTTCCATGAAATGTATGGAACGGCGGAGATTGGCACTAACAAGGGCCTAAAGCTTTCTGCCCGTGACATTGCTGTTTTAATCAAGAATAAAGAAATTGATTTGATGAACCGGGAGTGGATTTTAGAACAACCCTCCCCTGGTCCTGCTGATAATCAGATTAGCAATGTTAGGGAAGTTGATACGGATACCATAGCTAACAAAATGGCGGCTGAGGGCATCCGTTGGACTGAGAGTGATAAAAGCCCTGGCACTTTGGCTATTGGAATGCAGCTTGCCCGTGATCGGTTAGAAGCGGCTGTAAGGGGTGAAGGGCCGGGCCTTTATATTATGGAGCATTGCAGGGCAACTATTGACATTTTCCCCAATCTAACGCGCGATCCTGATAAACCTGATCAAGTTGCGCCTGGTGGCGAGGATCATCCTTGGGATACGATGCGTTATCGTATATTAGCCAATGGCGCGCGAATGGCTACAGCGTTACCTAATTTTAGAACGTGGAGATAACTTCAATGGCTGCCCCTAATGTTAAGTATATTAGGCCCGAATTAGCCAAGCTTCGGTTTCAGTATCAAGTGATTGCCGATTGCATTTTGGGCGGCCCTGCTATTAAGGCCAGGGGCGTTGAGTATTTACCTCAGCCAAATCCACTTGATAGAAGCGTTGAAAACGCCAGCCGCTATCTTGATTACGTTAATAGGGCTGTGTTTTACAATGTTACTAGGCGCACTGTTGATGGCCTGATTGGCACAGTGTTTAGCCGCGCGCCAATTATTGACTTGCCCACAGATTTAGAGGTTTTGAAGGAAGATGCTGACGGGGCAGGCGTTAACCTTATTCAGATTGCAAAGAAGGCTTTAGGGTATGCTGTATCATTCGGTAGGAGTGGGCTTTTCATTGATTATCCTACTGTTGAAGGGCCTGTTAGCCGAAGGGATATGCAGACGGGCGAAATTCGCCCTACCATTAATGCTTATGATCCGTTTTCGATTATTAACTGGCGCGAAGTGGTAGTTGGCGGCAAAAAGAAGCTTTCTTTAGTTGTGCTTCAAGAGACTACTATTGTTGATGATGATGGTTACGAATTTAAGATTGAGCCTCAATATAGGGTTCTCAGGCTTAATGAGGCTGGCATTTATGAGGTTGAATTATTTGTTGGGGATGATTTGAAGTCTCAGGGTCTTACTTTTCCGCTTGATGGTAACGGCAATTACTTAGACGAAATTCCGTTCAAGTTCATTGGTGCTGAGAACAATGACCCTAACCCTGACATTCCGCCTATTTACGATCTTGCCAGTCTTAACATTGGTCATTATCGCAACTCTGCCGATTATGAAGAAGCTGTTTTTATTGTAGGCCAGCCAACGCCCTTTTTCTCCGGTTTAACGGAGGATTGGGTTAACAAGGTAATGAAGGGAACCGTATTCCTTGGTTCCCGTGCTGTGATCCCCCTGCCCGCTGGTGGCGATGCAGGGCTGTTGCAGGCTGCCCCTAACCCGATGCCCTTGGAGGCGATGAAGCACAAGGAGAACCAAATGGTGGCCCTTGGTGCCCGTCTTATCCAAGCGGGTAGCTCTACCAACACTGTGGTAGAGGCAGAGGGCAACCAGGCCACTTCTCAAAGCATGTTGGCGAACGCTACGGCCAACGTGAGTGACGCGCTTCTGTGGGCATTGAAGATTGCTGCGCGGTTTGTTGCGGGTGATGAGGAAGCGGTTGACTTCAAGCTTAGCAATGACTTTGAGCTTAACACTATGACCGCTGAGGAACAAAAGCAGCTTATTAGCAACTGGCAATCTAATGCTATTACTACTTCTGAAATGCGTGACCGTCTTAGCAAGGCTGGGATTGCTACGCTTAGCATTAAGGATTATGAAGCTGAGCGCAAGGTTGATGTTGACTTTACGCTGGAAAATGCGATTGAGTTGCAGCCTGATCCTAACTTGCCTGCCCCTCCCGCTAAGAAGCCTGTAAGCAATGCCTAACATTACATACCGCGATGCCATGCTAAGGCATCAAATGATGTTGGAGCGGGTAAAGGGCTACTATTATAATGACTTTAATAGGGTCCTAAATCGTATATCAATTGAAGTCAGGCGTATTCTTAAGGAAGAAACGCCAGTTGAATTAAGTGACTTAACTAAGACTAAACGGCTGGCTCTTATTCGTAAGGTTTCAGCCGTTCAAACGCAAATATTGGGTGAATGGATTAAGGATTTTACTGAGGCCAACCGTGAGCTAATGTTGGTTGACAGGCAGCTTGCGGCTAAAATTTTGCAGGCTACTCAGGTTGAAGGGGTAAAAAAGCTTACGGCTGAGGGTTACTTAGCTCGGGCTGAAAGCCCTGACGATTTGTGGAAGTCTATTCTTGCTGAGCCT